ATCGCCTGTGTGTATGACCGTTCCGTTAAGGAAGTCAGCAGCGACTTTAGCCGCTTCGTTTCTTGTGATGCCTGTAAACTCAATCTCAATCCCGAATTTGCTTGTAAGCATGTGGTTTTCCTCCTGAATGCGTATGTTTTGCGCTTTCTGCATGTACATATATCACTCTAAAAGGCTTATATAGCAAGCGAAATCCGAGAGATAAAACACATCAATTTATGGGTGTGTTTCTACGAAACCAGATACCCTTACAGCTTTCGCACCTCATCCTCTCCGTACACAACGCCGAGGGAGGAACCGATATCCCAGGAGCAGAAAATTGTGCCTGTGTCGTCCACGAAGTCCACGGTTCCTTGGTCGCCGGGCCTTAGTTTGGAATAAGGATCGTTCATGTGTACCAACTCTACTCGTGTGCCAGACGGATACTGCTTACGGAGACGCTCCACTGTATCTTTCGAAGGAAAGTTATGCATCAGCCGTTACCTCCTCAGCTTTAGGCGGAGCGCCGTTCTTAAAGGCGCTATTACCTGATAGGTTCTTTAGCAGAATTTTGCGTTCCGTTTTGTATTCAGAGCCCACGAAACCAAGCCGGATGAGGAAACATCGAAAAGCATACTTCTCATTTTCCACTTGCTTTTCGGTAGCATTGACTCTTTGCTGTATTTTTGCCATCTCGCATAGTGCAGTAACAAAATGGGTGTAGGCTTTGACAACTTCTGGAGTAAGCTCTCCTTGAAACCAAGGGAAACTGATAGTTTCTTCACCTGTAATGATATGGGTGCAATCAGTGCCGAGAGCTTTTTGGATTAGGGACGATTTGCTTTCAACCAATCGTTTGAGGTTTTCAAGAGCCATATTGGTGAAAGTTGACCTTGGCATCTCGATGGTCAAAAGGTTGGTTTCGAGCACATCCCTTTGTTCAGGTTCCCCATATGAGGGTGGCTCCTCGTAATCGCAGTAAGGGCTGACCCTGCCACCAAGAGCGGCTTCGTATGGAATTTGAACATCCTCTGGTACTTGTTCTGCTTCCGGGAGTGGAGTATCGTATTCTCCTGTAATAGCTTTAAAGTCGTGCAATCCCTGCAGGTCAGCAACCAATTCGGGATTGTCATCTCCTCTGAGTATCCCGTTCTTGTCAATATGGTAGCCGCCTACCTCGTATGCGAAGGTTGGTGCACCGAGGTATTTTGTCGGAGCATTTAGTTCCTGACTGATTGCGCCTACCAGTGATTTTCGTTCTGCGCCTGTTACATTATAATTAATCTGCATTTTTTATACCGCCTTTCTTTTTCGGTACTACATATATCACTCTGAATGCTGTAAATAGCAAGTCGTTTTGAGCATATTTCTGTAGGGAAACTGTTCCGACAAATCAGCGGCGTTTGTGTAGATGGATTTTAATCGTCTGCATTTACTTCCTGCAGATCACAATACTTATACTCGGTACCATCTCTCAAAAGAAATACACCTTCTGCGTTTCCGGCTTGCTCGATATATCTTTTTACAATGACATCGCAGTACTTTTCATCCAGTTCAATGGTGTAGCAGATACGCTCCGTCTGATCACAGGCTATGAGCGTACTTCCTGAACCACCGAAAGGATCGAGCACGATGCAGTTGGTCAGGCTTGAGTTGAGGATCGGGTATGCTACCAGTGCTACAGGCTTCATGGTGGGATGGTCACCATTTTTCTTCGGCTTCTCAAATTCCCAGATGGTGGTCTGCTTACGATCGGCATACCAGTTGTGCTTTCCAGACTTCTTCCAGCCGAAAAGAACAGGCTCATGCTGCCATTGATAAGGTGAGCGGCCGAGAACAAGCGACTGCTTTTTCCAGATGCAAGTACCGGAAAGGTAGAAACCTGCTTCAGAGAATGCCTTTCTGAAATTCAGACCTTCAGTATCTGCATGGAACACATAAATAGAAGCATCCTTCGCCATTGCCACTTCGGTGTTCTTAAACGCCTCAAGCAGAAAGTTGTAGAATGCTTCATTTCCCATATTATCGTTTTTTATTTTACCCGCCGAACCTTCATAGTTGACGTTGTACGGAGGGTCGGTTACAACAAGATTTGCGAGTTTCCCGTCCATCAGTAGTGTGAAAGTGTCAGCCTTAGTGGAATCACCGCAGACTAGCCTGTGCTGCCCAAGCATCCAAACATCGCCTTGCTTGGTAAGTGCAGGCTTTTGCAGTTCAGCCTCCACATCGAAATCATCATCATGAATACCGTCCTTATGCGAATCCTTAAACAACGCATCAAGTTCAGCAGGCTCAAAGCCTGTGAGGGACACGTCAAAATCCGCGCCCTGCAAATCTGCAATGAGGAGAGCCAACTTATCCTTATCCCAATCACCGCTGATTTTATTGAGGGCGATGTTGAGTGCCTTTTCTTTTTCCTCATCCATTTCAATAACCACACACTCGACTTCGGTGATGCCCATATCAAGCAGCACCTTCAAACGCTGGTGGCCACCGACAACATGAGATGTTGTCTTATTCCATATAACAGGTTCTACATAACCGAACTGCTCGATGGAGCGTTTCAGCTTTTCGTATTCCGGATCACCGGGTTTCAAGTCTTTACGAGGATTGTAGTCAGCTGGAATCAATAGCTCAGTTTTCAGTTTTTCTATCTGCATATTTCTCAGCCGCCTTTCTTAAATTTGTGTACATGTTTACATCCTCCCACGGGAACAGACAGGAATTGAAATGACCATAAACCGCCGTATCGGAGTAGATGGAATTACGCAGCCTTAGTTTTTCGATGATTGCAGCTGGTCGGAGGTTATACACCTCCTGCACAATATTGGCAAGTTGCTCATCGGTGAGTTTGCTAGTACCAAAGGAAGTCACGTTGACTGCCACAGGGTTTGCCTTACCAATAGCATAAGAAAGAGCGACCTCGCATTTCTCTGCAAGACCGCTCCATACGATGTTCTTTGCAATGTATCTCGCCATATATGCTCCGCTTCGGTCAACCTTGGTCGGGTCTTTGCCGCAAAGTGCACCGCCACCGTGGGATGCAAGGCCGCCATAAGTATCAACCATGATTTTTCTGCCGGTTAAACCTGTATCAGCAGCAGGACCGCCTTCGACAAATCTTCCGGAGGGGTTAATAAGGATTTCGGTATCATCATCAAACGGAAAATCCTCAAAGCACTGCCAAAGTACATTACTCCAGATATCCGATTTCAATTCTTCCTGAGTTTTGCCCTTATCATGCTGAACTGAAACTACAATGGTTTTTACACGCTTGGGCTTGCCATCCTCATATTCCACAGTTACCTGTGCTTTGCCGTCAGGCAGAATACCCTTAATGAGTTTTCCTTTGCGGCAGTTGTCAATACGTTTTACAATGCGATGGGAAAGCACCAGTGGGAGGGGCAGGTTCTCACGGGTTTCATTGGTTGCGTAACCGTAAACCGTGCCTTGGTCACCAGCCCCCACAGAACCGTATGGATCATTGATACCATTTCTTGCTTCAAGTGCATTATCTACACTCGCCGCAATATCTGAGCTTTGATGGTGTACGAACACAAATACTGTGAACTTCCACGGATTGTATCCGACCTCACGAAGTACATTTTTTACGATGAAGCGTATGTCTACTTTACCGCTGCAGGTGATTTCGCCCGCCACGATAATTTTACCTTTGGTCGCCATGACCTCACAGGCCACGCGAGAAGCTTTGTCTTTACGAAGACAAGCATCCAAAATATTGTCAGCAATGAGATCACAGAGTTTATCCGGATGTCCCATGCAGACACTTTCCGCTGTTTTATAAGTAATCATATTTTCCTCCCATCTATTTATTTTCCACGCCTTGCCATGAGCAGACGTTCCATTACATCGTCCTGCGGGCTAGCGCCACTGTATTCACCTGTACAGTTTTCTTTAACGATCTGAAAGATCTCCATCCACAACCGATTGGTTTGGTTCATGTAATTCTGACCCATTGCCACATAAGGGCTTTGAATGGCATTACCCGTAGTCGGGTGTTTTGCTAAAAAGCCATATTCAGTGACAGCTTCCTCACATTGAATCCAACGAGCCACGCTCATAGCGTAGCGTTCCAATAACTGCGGCGATACGAGAACAGCACATCCACGTTCGTTTAGCCACTGCCATGTATTTCTGTAGATTTCTCCTGCAACCAGTGCTTTGCCGTCTTTTTGTATAGCTTCGAGCATTTTATTTGGCTCGGGCATTTCAAGTCCTTTTAGGTCTGCAGTATCCTTAAATTCCATCACCGTCAGTTTTCTGCCTCCTGGATTGCCTTCGGCTATTTTATCAGTCAGGGGCTTCTTTTTCGCACCTGCACCTACACGAGCGCCGCCTCGATTTGTACCGTCTTTCGCCATATTTTCACCTCACTTAGCAGGGGTGGGGCTATTCCCTCGTTTGAAATCGCGTTTTTTAACACGAAGCCCCACGCCGCTGTCCGCTTTAAAAAGTTTTAGAGATTTGACCGCCCCCACCGGTCTCCGCTCTCTGCAGTAATTTTAGAGTGGCAAGATTTACAAAGAGCCATGAGATTACTCTTCTCGTTACCACCGCCTTTGGAAAGCGGAAGGATGTGGTGTACCTCTTCGGCAGGAGTGAGCTTACCTTGCTTGTCACATTCCTCACAGAGAGGATGCGACTTGATGTAACGGTCACGGATACGCTTCCAGGCACGACCATATCGTTTGTTGGAAGCAGGGTCACGTTCGTACTGGTTGTATTGTTTATCCATTGCTTTTTGATGCTCGGCACAGTATTGCTCGCGTACAGCAAGCCGACCGCAGCCGGGGTAAGCACAGGGACGCTTAGGTTTGTAGGGCATTGGTTCACCTCACTTTCAGGGCATAACAAAAGCCACCGCAGATCTCTCCACGATGGCCTTTGGAATTCTATTTCTCTATTGTAATAGTAACACACGAACCACACTGACAAACAGTGACATTCACTGACTTGTTTCAGGAAGTTTAATCA